ATACTTTTTCATATTGAATAGCCATCCTTTCGCTACTGATTTGCGGCGCGTCTGTTGCCCCTGCGCCTAATGTTTTCTTGTGCCGTCGTCTGTGCAAGATCGGCGCTATATACAGGACGCTTGTTTTCGTCAAGCTCTCCCGTGTAGCCGCGTTTAAGCTCTTCGTAAATAGCGGCAACGCTTCTTCCGATCTTCGCGGCAATATCCACCGCCCTTGTTCCTTTGCCGTAAAGCTCTTCAATTTCTCGGCGCTGGTCGAACGTCAAATACGAATATCCGTCCATTTTGCAAGCCTCCTTTCGCCGCTTTGAATAAAAAAATAAAGCAGGAAAACCGTTTCGGCTTTCTCTGTTTTTAATGTTACTTCTTTCAGAGCTAAAAGTCAAGAGTAAAAGCAGAAAAAACTAAAATTATTTTTTATGCACTTTTACGCGGCGGCAATATGGACGGTGAACAAGTCGTTTGAAGTCGCATATCCTAAAATTTCGCGGGGATAATTATTGATCCAAGCTTCGACGCGCCGAATATATGCGGCGGTTACTTTCCGGAAGTCCGTTCCTTTTGGAAGGAACCGCCGTATCATTTTGTTTATATTCTCATTCGTTCCTCTCTCGAATGCGCTGTAAGGGTGGCAATAGTAAGCCTTCGTGCGCTT